GTCTCCAAAACCAAATAAAAGGCCCTGGCCTAAAGCGGCCCTGGATAAACCTTTTATATTGCCTATTTCTTCCGGTCTTCTGGTGTTGGTTTGTTGGCCGGTGACCATTTGCTGACTTACGATATTTTGCAAAACTCTTTTTTGGTCTGCTTTTGATAAGTTTTTAAACTCATCGCTGACCTCATAAATTTTTCCCTGGACTTTTATTTTCACTTATTCTACTACCTCAAACTCTATTTCATCTGCAAAAGATGGTTTTAGATAATCTGGAATTTCATATCCAAGCTCAGACCTTTGGTCGGTCAAAATACCTCTTTTCAGATCCGCTCGTTGCTCATTGATTTTTTTAAGTTCATTCATTGCAAGAATAAATTCCTCCGGGTTTCTCGATGACTCTACTTGCTTCATTGCTAACTCAGCATCCATATCTGTTTTAGTACCAGTTTGTAAAGCCAAACTTGTTGCTCTAAGTTTTTCTAAGAATCTGTTATATTTTTGATTTACTTCAAATTCTTTCTGACCTTCCGGACTTGTGAAAGTATCTCCCGTAATATTGTTTTTCATCCAATCAGCAAAATTATCTGATATAGATAAATCTAAATTACCGGCCTCCATTTGTTGTGCAAAGTAATCAGCGTCACTAGCAACCCTTTCAAGATCACTAATAAGCTCAACCTCTTTTCTTTCAGTTGCAAGGAAACTCGCTCCTGGTTTATTTTTATTTTCGTTTTCGATTGCTTCTTTTTGTCTTATGAAATCAAGCTCTGTTTTTTGCAAGTCCTCATCTAAAGTGTATTGCGGAGTGCCATCTTTATCATATGTAATCAGATAACGGCCGTCTGCTGACCTTTTAGGTCTGTTTTGCTCTTTATTATATTGTTGAATTATGCCTTGAGTAATGCCGCTATCTCCTAATTCCATTCCAATAGCCATTGCACCTTCCATATCGCCCTGGCGATATAGCCTAGCCATTTCATTTTGTAATTGTATTTTTCTAGCCTCATCTGCTCTTGATGTCCTGGCGTCTCTCATTTTTTCTACATTGCCAGTTATGTCCTCACCTTTAAATGCACTACCCAGGGCCATTAGCAAGTCTGACAACCCGGCCCCTTTTGCAGTTTTAAATTTTTTATTGTAAGCGTCTAAATCTTTGTTGCTCATCTTCATCTTATCTTCTTGCGATAAAGCATTGTTAAGACCGCCCATTGTTGCGAGTCTATTTGCAAAAGGACTGTTCCCGGTTATTTGCCTAGTCATTGAACTAGGATCTTGTCCGGGAGCTAAAGGCCCGGCGAAATTTTGTGTGACAACGCCTGGAGCCTGGAAAGGATTTTTTAAACTCATAATTATAGCCTCTCGTAATTAACGACCAGGTAGCCTGTTTCTTGATCTTGGAAAACTGCCTCTGGATTAATTTTTTCAATTTCCTGTGCGATAACACCGCTAGTCGGATAATTGTTATTATTAATACCAATTTCTTGAGCCTTATCATTCCAATCCCAAGTGTAGACTTTGTAGCCTTTGGTCATTGTGTATTTATATTGAATATTTTCTTTTAATCTCGCATCAGAGAAAAGACTAGCCACCTGGAGTCCGGCTCCTAGAACATCACCCAAGCCTGTTTTCTTTTGCGATGTTGTGCTTTGGGCTCCCATAAATGGTACCCCAGAAACCGCACTATTAAATATGCCAAGGTTTTCGACTGGTTGATTAATTCTTCTCATAAATTCAGACCTATCAAAGTCTAGTTGTTCTTGATCAATAGCTCTGTTTAATAAGCCTTGTTGTGATCCGAAGTTTGCGGCCCCTTGTTGTGCCCCCAGGATATCGCCATAAATAGCTCTATCTCTGTCAAACCTGGCATCGTCAAATTTAGCCTGGTCTAGCATTCTTTGTTGTTCCATTTGTGATCCGGCAAAACCAAGGTCTGCTAATTTATTGAATCTGTCTTGCTCAATCATTCCCGCCTGGTTAAGAGCACTCTGGTTGGCCATTGCAACGGCCGCATCTTGGCCCATATTTGCTGTATCGGCCGTTAATTGTCTATCCATATCGGCGGACGCTAATTGTGTGGCCCTGTCAAAACCTTGTTGGTTTTGTTGAGCTACAAAATCCGCAACGGACTCATTATAATTTTTATTTGTTTCTGCTTCTAAAAGAGCTCCCCTGGATCCACCAAAAGCACCTCGGCCTATTTGTGCGTCCTGGTCACTCATTAATTGTTTTAGTCTTGACCTATTTAGGTCTCTTATACCTTGGTCTGTGACTATGTCCTGGTATGGATTTAAATAATTTCCAATTTTTCCTAAAATCTCTTGTTGGCCCATTTCTCTAATATTGCCTCTATCTACCAGGTTGTTTAATTGTCCCTGGGCCGAGCCAACATTAGCGTTATAACCTACCGAGCCTACCTGGCCACCTTGACCGATGTTAGACATAAGTCCGGCCGTTGGATCAAATCTATTAGCATTAGACATCATTTCCCTAGAGGTATTGTAAGCCTCTTGACCGGCCGCATTTTGCCCGGCTACTGCTTGTCCTGTGTATGGTGTAAATTGTCGATTAGCCGCATTACGGCCCATTGCATATAACTCTTTATATGCGTCCTCCTGATATTGTGGTGTTTCGACTTTTGCTGATTGTACTGTTTTTCCTTTACTCATTTTTAAAGATCCTTGCTAATTAGATGTTCAGATTTAAACCCCAGGTGTTTCAATTTTCTTGTCCACCCTGGGCGTCCGCCTCCGAATATTTGTGTGGCCCCACAACGCTTACCAAACTCTTCAATATATGGAAGCATTGCCTCTAACTCTTTGTAGTCTCCTCCACAAAACAATAAATTTAAAACTGTCTTTTGTGGGAAACGACTTATTTCTGTGACGAATGCGGATTGTATTCCTGGCCAGAATTGGAATGTTCCGTCTGCTATTTTAACCTCTATATCTTCTATTGAATAGAGGTCTTGATGCTCTACGGCATTAACAATATATTTTCGACATCTTTGCCAGTCGTAATTAAACGACGACGCTAGTGCTGATATTGCCACTATTATCTACCTCTAATTTATACTTTGTGCCATTTGGCGAAACTAGTACGATTTCTGAACTATCTACGCCGTTTGCTTCAATTCTTTCGCCTTTAGTGAATGTAAGGCCTGTAATATCCTCAATTTGGTCGACCAAATAATTTAAAAAAGTTTGGCTATACTGTTCCTCTGGTCTGATTAATGATCTACGAGCCATAAAACAACTCCTGTCTATCTGGGCCGCTAAATTTATCCTCATCAACCTTGGCCATTTTCATATTAATATTTTTTTGTTGGTCTCTTTTATCTCTATTTAATAAGCCAACTACTGTTCCTAATCCTGGAGCCACCATATTTCCTAATAATCCAACACCCATATTTGCTACTTGATTCATAAAGCCAGGTTGGTCAATGGTGTTATATTTTAGGCTATCAATAAGGCCCATATCTGTGGTCGGATTATTACCCATACCTAAATTGTATGATCCTAAAACGCCTCTTTGCCCGGCCCCAGGCCCGGCCCTGGAATAAGCGTTAGCCATTGCCTGTTGCACATCTTTATTATTTTGTCCGCCAAAACTATTTGACTGGGCCATCATTCCGGCCATACCGGCCAAATCGCCTGGACTTACTGATCCGTGAGTATAACCGCCTCTTTCTTGGATAACAGATTGTGTGACATATGACACCGGATCCGGGGCGTTTTTCATATTTGCCCTGGCTATTGCCTCGCCTAAAGATTTTCCATATGGCGTTCCCTTATTATTAGAGCCATAACCGGCTCCAGAGTTTCCAGGATTACCACCCAGGCCACTCCCTTGAAATCCGCCCTTGTCTCCGTAATCTGGCATTAACGACGCCCCCTAGCTTTTACGTCAAGCCTAATATCGCCGACTTGAAAGTCTTGGTTTGCATCGCCAGTCACTTCTAAATTTATTTGCCTGGCGGTAAATCTAGCGTCTGTGTAGCCATCTGTTTCAAAAGTAAAGTTTCCAAAATCTGTTTCTGGCCCCAGGGGAGTATTTTTTCCCTTAAAGCCTAAAGTGACGCCTGGTAAATTGGTTGCATCGCTATCCGGGACAATTTGATTGACCTGGGCCAAATTATCTCCTTGGCTAATTTGTATGGGCCCAGACTTGCAAAAAGGCACGGCCGTATTATTAGGCGATGTTTGAATGCTATTAGTTTCGTGCTCATATAAGTTTCCAGAGGAGTCGCCACTAATAGGAAAAGAGAAAACACCTTGGTCAATCCAAAACGAGCGGTCAAGCTCTCCTATACTCCAGGTCTTTTCCATATAATTCCAGATGACATATTTATTAGGTGTTTTTGAAAGACCACTAGGGAAAAACCACCATATCTCATTAAATAATTGGTTATGGCCACCGCAAGAGGCCGCACGATAAACATAATTAATATTATCAAAAACAAAGTCGTGGACATCACTAGGTATTTTTTGTACCTGGCCCGAATATAAGTAAAAAGAATTATCGCCCATCCAGGCCACAAAGTTTCCGGTGTTAACGACTGTACGCATACTTGCGGCCCTACAATTTTGACCGGCGTCAGTAATACCATAAATAAAAGGAGCTCCCGTGTAATAAATTTTATTAAGGCCGACATCTGTAAAAACTAAAACATCGGCTCCAAATTTAACGCCACCCTGGATAAGACCTCCACTTGTCACTGTTAAGTCACCGGCCGTGTTTGTTGTAGCCGGGGCCCAGGT